ACCCTGCTGCCCCTCGAGATAGCAGTACTCGATCGTGTCAATCGTGCTCGGGTCGGCCGCCGTGTACCAGTTGGTGTCGCCGTAGGTGGCGACCGCGTCCAATCGCGGTTCCACGATCGGCACCATGGTGCGCACGAAGGCGGGCACATCGGCGGAAGATGCGGTTGCCGCCAAGTTGATGGGATTGGTGATCTGGACAGCAATGCCTTCGAGCGCCGCCGGGATGATCAGGAACTTGGGAATCAGGTTCAGGATCGTGCCCTTGGGCGCAGTCTGCTTGCGCATCGCTTTGCGCGCCGCGGTGATGTTGGCCACGGCCGCGAGAGCATTGGTGGCGGTCAGGTTCTTGTGCGTTGCGTGGAACAGAGGCACGCCATCGGCCATGTTGGCGTTCGCCGTGATCACAGCCCACACGGTGTCGCTCTCGAGCGTGGCGGCCGCGATGCCCAAACCGGCAGGAATCCGTGTCAACGCCTGGAGGTCGTCGTTGAGGACCACCTTCCTGGTGATCGGTACAATCCCGCCCCAGGTCGTGAGCGCGTAGGACTCCTTGGAATCGCTCAGATAGATGCGAACGAACTCACCGTTTTCGTTGGTCTTCTGCAAAGCCGCGATGTCGCTCAACTGGATGCGATTCACCGGCTTGAAGTCGGCGGCCGTGACCTGCCGGCAAAACGGCACGAAGGTGCGGGGCGCCGCCTCATACGCCTGGCGCAGGGTCTTGTTGGCGACGTTTGCCAGGATGCTGGGGAAGTCGCTGGTGGTCATGGAGCCTTGGAAATACTCGGAGGCCCCATGCCGGCCCTGGAGCGCAACACGAGCGATCTCGTGCCGGTCCATTCCGCGAGTCTTCACGCCGGCGGCATTCAGGCATTCGCGTGCCATGTCCACCAGCGTGAGCCCGGCAAATTCGCGGCCCTTGTCGACCATCTCGCGAGACGCGCGAGGGCTGCCCCTCAGGAGCAACGCGGCCTCCATCCCTTCGCGCCGCTTGTCCGCCTCGTCTTTGCCGCCGAAGTGGGGCGGGTTAATCTGCACGGTGGGATGCTTCTGGAACTCGGCATCGAGCTTCGTCATGATGCGCTCACGAGCGGTGTCGACGGACACGCCCTCGTCAATGAGCGCTGCGAGGAAGCTCTCCTCCACCTTGAATGGGCCGGTCGCGATCGCGCGAATCGTGCTCGCGCGCAACCGCTCCGCCTTCACCGCCTCGTCGCGCGCGGCGGCGAGGAGTATTTCGTTCTGACGGGCCTCAACGCCCGCATCCTGCGTGGTCGTTTCCATGCCAGGTTTCTCCTTTGTGTGGGCTGATGCCCGTTGCTGTTCAACTACACTCGGTTGTGCCGGTAGCGTTCCCGCCGCCGACATGAAAGTTGTGTCCGCGTCGGCGGCCACTGATACGAGAGAGATTTCGAACGGTTCCCAATCTGTCGCGGTGAATTCTTTGCGCTCCTGGCCCTTCGGTGTGGTGTCGACTTTCTTGTAGATCCACATGCCGGGGCTGAGGTTCTGAATGATGCCGCCCTTGACGTCGTTCCAGATCGGCGTTACCGCATCGCGTTTGCTGAACTGGATCGTTGCCAGCCCGGTGGACTTCTTGGCCCATGCCTTGCGCACGACGCCGAGTTGGCTCTCCACCCCGTATGCGCTGTGCGAGTCCAGCACGGGACCGCCGTTGTTCAGGCGATCCATGCGGCAGCCTTTCATGTCAAGGATGAGGTCGTATTGCTCGCCAGTGCGCCAGTCGAACCGGGGCACCTTGGCACCCGTGTACCAGACCGCGTCGATGGTTCGGGCGTCATCATTGGCCGATGGCGGAGCGAAGGTCGCCGCCACTGTGAAGCGCTCGATTTGGACTTCCGGGCTTTCCTGTTGGCTCTCGGGCTGCGCCGCCGCAGCGATGACCTCCACCGGCGCAGTCTCCAGCGCGGTCCCCGTGATTTCTTCGGGCATAAAGGACTCCTCCATGTAGCTGTTGATTTACGACCTGTAGCTTCTCGTTGGCGAATCCCACTGCCTGGCTGAATGTTTCACCGTGCCGGTCTGCTGTGGTTTCGCGGGTGGCGCCGGCGTCGTCTCACCGCCGACGGTCTGCTGCTCGACGCCCTTGTCGTTCACTTTGCGCGGATCGCAATCCAGGATGATCTGCAATTCATCGAGCAGATCGTTCATCCGCTTGATTTCCTGCAACTGCTTCTCAGGGTCGTAGCCGTTCTGCGCGATAGCCTCGGACAACGTCAACGTGCCAGTGCGGATGCGCTTCAACTCGGCCATGGCATCCTTCAGCGGATCCACAGACTCGAACTTGGGCGCCGTCCATTGCACGCCATAGTTCGCCTCGGGAATCTTGCCGATGAACACCAAGGTGTCAATAAACCTTCGCCACGTCGGCCGGCAGTACATCGGGATCAGCGTCAACCACCGAAACGCCTCGATGGCGTTACGGAACCCAAGCATGCCCGCGCGATAGGAGGAGTAGTTGACGTTGGACAGATCCCCGGATAGCAACTCATAGGGAACGTCGATGCCGGCTCCGATCCCCTGGAGCTCGGTCATCAGGTAGTCGCGGTACCCGCCAGCCGGCGACGGCGCGTTGAACTTGATGTCCTCGCCCGGCTTCAAATACTCGATCATGCCGGGATACATCCGCTCGAGCGTGTTGCCGGTTTTCGGGTCCGTGGACTTCGCGCCGATGGGCAGACCGCCCGCACCCTCGGGCCGCGTGACGATGCCAGCCAGGCACGCCTCAGTCTTCTTCCGCATGCGCTCAGCGTCGCGGTAATCGTCGAGGTCCCGCATCGCCAGCATGACGGGCGCTAGCCAGGGCACGCCGCGCACTTGGCCGGGCCGCAAGATGCAGTAGGTGTGCATCACTTGGGCGGCTGGCACCGGTTGGCTCAGAATTCCACCGCGCGGATTCAGCATGAAGACGCCGCCCGGGTGATAGTTATACAGCCAGTAATACTCGCGCTGTCCGAAGAGGTTGAATTGAACGCCCTGGACGATGTGTCCTGTGGCGATACCCATCGTCCTGGAGACATCCAGGAAGTCCCCCTCCAGCACCTGCAACTGGAGTGGCACACGGAAATTGTCCTGCGGCAGCCGCGGCCGGAACCGGACGATACCGTCACCGCTTTCGGCGGTGGTCCTCACGATGAGCGCCTGCATCCCATAGAAGTCCAACTGCCCGCCCGGGTCGCAGTTCTCAGCGAAGTAGAGCCACTCAGCATCGATGATCTTGTCGAGCGCCGGCGTCCCCGTCTTCGCCTGGGGCACGATCCCGGTTCCCACTGTGTTCCCGACCAGTTCGGCGATGGCCTTGCTCGCGTACGGGTTGTTGCGCAGCAGATCGCGCGACCGGTTGCGCAGGTTGATCAAGGAGGCGCCTACCTCGGTGTTCGCGTCGCCGCCCGCCGCGGACCATCCGTCCGTACGACGCCCCGACTTCGCACCGTCATACGCGAACATCTCGGTCGCCGAGCGAAACCGCGCGCGCCGATATGCCCGCTCGGGCGAGAAGTATCCGATCACTTTGTCGAGGGCGCTCATTTACTCCCTGCTGTGCATGGCCAGGCTGAAAGGCGATGGCGTCGGCCCCGAACCGGTGGCGATCGCTGTGTCGATGTCGGCGAGCGCCTTCCGCATGTCGTCGACGCTGTTGTACTCGACCGCGCGGTCGGTGAACTGTACACGGCGCGTACCGCTGAAGATGGCGCGTTGCAGCGTGTCGCGCATCGATTGCAGTTCAGTCAGTTGAATCATTTGAACCAGTTCCCGCCACCGCCACGCGTGCCCCAAAAGCAGTCGCGCGTGCCCCAATACCCGTCATTGGTTGGCGCCCTCGCTACGTCGGCCGGAATGCTCCCCTCGAGTTCCGCCCAATCCTCGTCCGAGAAGCGATCGATTCCACAGACCGCCGCAGCCGCGCGGCACAGCACCGCGAGGTCGAGTGGTTCGTTCCTGATCGACTTGTCAGGTATCCACTCCACCTTGCCGCTCGACCGGATGATCCGCGACTCGGAGCAGAGCCCGCGATAAAAGTCCTGATCCTTGTAGGCGTAGTGCTGGTACCCGGGCGGGTACGTGCCATCGTCGGGCAGCACGATCCGCAGCCAATCGTAGAACTCCTGCTTCGCCCAGTGCGTGCCAACGTGCCAGATCCGAACGTTTTGCCGCTTGCGCGCGGCGTCTGTAGGCGACACCGACGCGATCAGTTTCAGAAAGTTCGGCGTGCCCTTGGTCGGCACCACGGTGCGCGGGGCATAGATCCTGTCGCCTGCCGGGCCGTGAGCCGGCTGCGGATGGCGCGCGGCGAACTCGTACACCATCTGCGGCCGAAATCCGGTGTCGATCGTCATGGCCATGATGGGCATGGTCCTGCCCGACTCGCACGGCCAGTCCACCGCCAGCAATGCTTCCAACTCCTGCCAGACTTCCGGCGAGGACGTTTTGAGCGATTGCCCGGCCTGATCGGGCACCTGGATCACCCGGTAGTCAACCGACCAGGACTCCTTGCCGCGCCCATATGCCTTGATCTCCACCTCGAGCCGGTCATCCTGGACGTCCACGCCAGCCACAAGCAGCGACGCCTTCGCTGGCACGATCCCGAGGTCGTAGTCCTCGCGCCGCAGATAGACCTTTTCCCAGTCGGGCGCCGACCCGCGTTCTGTCCAGAGTTCCGCCAGCACGGTGTTGAGGAACGCCTTGAGCGTCTCTGTCGAGCCCTTGGCGACCAGGAACTCCGCGGCGATCGTTCCCCAGGACCGCTTCGGCGAGATTAACTGCGACACACGGAATCCCGGAATCGGCGACCCAGGGTTCTGCGGACGGTACTCGCCGCGCTCCACCATCCACGACTTCTGGTTGTGCGGGATATTCTGATGGCAGTTCTCGCAGAGGTATGCCGCGTTCTCCGGCTCGCCTTCCGGCCACACGACCCCGCCGCCAGTGCCGTCGCCAAACACCAATATCTGAAAGTGATTGCATAGCGGGCACGGGACGAAGTACTCGCGCTGGTCGCTGGTGTTCCACGCGGCTTGGATCCTGCTCTCCCCATCGACGGTCGGCGTCGAGCACATGATTACCTTCTTGTTGTGCTCGAACTCTCCGGTGCGCTGCATCGCCAGCGATACGGGATCGCCTTCCGATCCTGCGCTCAGGGGGTACCTGTCCACCTCGTCC